GCTTCTTGATCAGCCCGTCGGCCAGCCGGCGGACCTCGCCGACCTCCTGCCCCTGCCGACCGATGACCTGCTGCGCCTCGGTGTACATCTTGGCGAGCTGCGCGGCCGTCTTGCCCCTCAGCTGCGCGGGGATCTCGTCCTCCGCGCTCGCATCGTCGACCGAGACGGTCTCGGGAGGCGGGATGTCGTCGGCGACCGGGGTGCTCGACTCGGACTCGAGCTTGAAGTCTTCGTTGAGGACGTCCTCCTCCTCATCCGGAAGGATTTGGGCCGTAGACTGCGGTGCGGTGACGTATGCGGACATGGGTCAGCTTTTCCTTCGCTCTAGGGGCTGTTATGGACGCGCGCGGATGCCCCGGGGGACCGCACGCGGTGAATCAGTCGTTGCAGGGACGTCCGTTTAGGTATTCGCCGTGGTCGCGCATGTTTCGGCGTTCCTTGGCCATGTGACTCTCGCGTTTCCGCTCCCACGAGTCGGAGGCACCCGGAAAATGACCAGAAGTTCCGTCAAGTAGGGCTCTTGGAGCCGAAATGACGCGCTCCGCGAGCATTGAGCACACCGGGCAGGGCACCGCGACCGTTTCCGGTCGCACGAAACGCTCCGTGCGGTGTCCATTGACGCAAACAAAGTCCAGGACGATGATCACAGCTCCTCCTCCTCGAGCAGCATCTCGTACGCCAGCTCGTTGAACCGTTGCCGGCCCTCGAGCCACATGGCGATGTCGAGCTGCCCACGCCGGAAGTCCAGGGACTGCTCCGGCGTGACCGAAAAGATCGAGCTGTAGTTGTCCTTCATCAGTGCGATGTCCTCGAGCAGGAATTTCCAGCCCGGGGACCGCATCGTCTCACCCAGTTCCTCATAATACCGCTGCAAGTCTTTGTCTTTTAGGGAAGTTGCGGCCATTTTCGCTCCTGCTCTCGCTCCAGTAAGGGTCGGGGGAGCCCCGTTGGGAGCCCGGGGAACGCCGGGAGCGAATCGGCGGGCCCTTCTCCCCGTTTAGAAGGGGGACTGCACCGGTACCGGCATGGGGACGGGGACCGGGCTCGGGACGGGCGCCGGCTGGGGCGCGTTCGTCTGCGCGGCGGCCGCCTCGAGTGCCGCCTTGGCCACTGCGCCCTGCGTCTGCATCCGGGCGATGCGCTCGTTGGACTCACGGTCCGCTTTCGTCTCCATCAGGTTCGCGATCTGGAGGCGCCGGTCGAACTCGGACTGCATCTGCTCCTCGGGCGTGTTGTAGACGCCCTTCATCGCGACCTCGGTGGTCTGAATCTGCGGCTGCACCAGCTCGGTCTGGACTTTCGCGTAGGTGAGCTGCGTCTCGGCGGTGATCTTCAGGGTCTCGGCCTGCAGCTTGGCGATCTGGTTCTTCTTCGTGGCCATGTCGAGCTGCATGGTCAGCATCTGGAGCTGCGTCTGCATCGGATCGACGGGCTGCGCGTTCGGGTCGCCCATCGCGGCCTGCTGCGCGGCCAGCTGCTTGTCGCGCTCCATCGCTTCGTTGAGCAGCTCGACGAGTTGCACGCGATTCGTGAGGCCCGTGTTGGCCACGATGCCCATCAGGGTCACCCGGTACTCGGGAGTGCCGGCCTGCATCGTCTGCAGGAGCTGCACCAGCTGCGCGGTCTCGTACTCGCGCTGCATGATGCCCATCGTGTTCGAGATGAGGAACGAAAAGTTCAGCGGCAGGTACCGGGCGGGGTAGTACTGCATGTTCCGCCACATGATCTTCTGCAGCGAGGGCACCAGGAAGCGGTCGATGAACGACATGAGGGTCCGCTTGTGCCGCTTGACGATGCCCGAGAGGGACATGGACATCGCGCCACTGCGCGCCTGGCCGCCGGCACCGCTCTGGGCCATCGCGACAGCGTCCAGCGAGCCCGTGGCGCGCTGAACCATCTGGTCGAGGGCCGCGGCCTGCTGCCAGCTGTGCTGGTCCAGCTCGCCGAACTTGAACGGCTTCATCACCATGCCCGGATCGCCGTTCACGAGGATGGATTTGCCCGGATAGACCTCCATCTTGAAGCCACGGGGCAGTTTCGAGGCGTCCATCGCCATCATCGGGGCCGCGGCGAACGCGAGAGCGTCCATCCGCGAGCGAAGTTCGGCGTCCAGCGCCTTCTGAGGCGTCACGCCCTTCTCGCAAACGCCCCGACCCCAGAATCTGCCGGGTACGATGTCCCACGGGAAGGCCACGAGGGGCCGGTCGCGCATGAGATAGGGGTTTGCGATGGCCTTCAGGCAGCGCGCCTTGTTCACGATGACGACGATGGCCTCCACCATGCTCGACTCGTCGGAATCGTCCTGCTCCTCGGCCTCGTCGGCGTCCACGCCCCCGGGCAGTTCGCCCTCGAGCACGTCCTCCAGCTTCTCCTCGGCGCTGTCGACCATCAGAGAGTCGTCCTGGGGCGCCGCGGCGAGCATCGAGCGGGGCACAAGGCCGTAGTAGCGGTAGACGTGCGCCTTGCCGCTCGTGTTTTCGGTGATGGTCTGCGGGTCGGCGGTCAGATCGATGTCGCCCCCGTCCTCGGCGACCACGACTTTGTGGAAATCGCCCTTGCGGATGCCGTCATAGATGATGTGCGTGCCGACGTACTCCTCCACCGCGGCGCCAAGGGCCGTGTCGATGGTCTTCGCATTGGGGTCGATGAGGAAGTTGCGCGGGTTGATGCTCCGAAGGACCGCGCAGGCGGCCTTGGACTCGCTCACCGCCATCACCTGGGAGCCATCAGGCTGCAGCGCGGCCGCAACTTCGCGGTGAATCTTGGTTTCGACGAGGATCTCGCCGATCCCGGTGCCGTACACTGCGCCGCTGATGATGCACTCGGCGACGTTGGGGATGTACTCGGTCCGCGCGAGATCCTCGCGCAGGTTGATCTTGTTCTTCTCGGTGGCCATCTTCATTTCTTCCTGGTCCGCGAACTCGCCCTTCGCGTCGAAGAAGTCACCACGGCCAAAGATGGCCTCCTCCAGCTCGGCGGCCGTGTTCTCCACTGCCTCCGACAGCGCCGGCACGATCAACCTGGACCGTTCCGAGGACCGCATCTTCTCCTCGCCGGAGTAGATAGCGCGCCATAGGCGCTCGTACTCGTCCCAGCGTTTCGTGTAGTTGGCGTCCCGGTGCACGCGCCACGAGCTGAGCTTCGTCAGCACCCATTGCACCAGCTCCTGGTGCTGGTCGCCGTCCTTCGCGGCCTCGTCCACAGCGGAAACGCTGCTGTCGCGGTCGTCCGCGAGTATCTGGGCTTTCCCGCCCTGGCCGATGTCGAGCATGTGAGCCCTTCGTTACGCCGTTGTGGTATAGGGTGGCTTGCAGCCGCACACCGCGGGCTCGCCCCTGGCGAGCTTGGCCTCGCAGCCGGCGCACACGCGCGGTGCTTCCGCGTCATAGACGGGCAGGTTGTTCCAAGACACCTTCTGGGTCTTGGCGTGCTCCCAGAATGGGCCGAGGGAGAAGGGCTTAGTATCCGCTGCTGGCATCGATTGGCTTCCAGTAAGGTTCACTCACGTCCAGCCCGAAGTCGCTGAACACGTCGCTCCCCGCGAGCTGGTCGATCATGGCCATCGAGTCGGGGCCATCGTCGTGCACCATGCTCGAGGGGAAGTTCACCAGCTGGTCGGTGAACTCCTCGTTCCACTCGCCGGGGCACAGCTCGACCTGCCCGTGCTCGAACTTCCCCTGCAGTGCCCACACGATCCGGTTGTTCTTGCTCTCGTTCGCGTGCGACAGGGGCGTCACGATGAGCGGCATCTTCTTCCGGGCCGCCGCGGACATCAGGTACGGCGAGACGGCATTGTAGAGGGCCCCCTTCTCGATCCCGACCTTCGTCGCCCTCACGTCGCTGATCGCGCTGACGATCCGGTTCGCGGTCTCCTCGACGCCCCAGCGCCCGATCTGGATGTTCTTCACCCACCACCTGCCTTCGGGGGTGATCTTCACCTGCGGGATGGCGGTGAAGTCGAGGTGCCTCACCTTGCTGCGGCCGACGGCCGCGCCGTCCGTGAAGCCGGCCAGGTCGGCGGCCACGAACCAGTCGCCCACCGGTGGCTCCACGGGGTTGTACTTGACCCAGTCCCGCAGGAAGATCCCCGAGCTGCCGCTCTCGAAGCTCGCCATGTACTCCTGCTGGAAGGCGTGAGTCGAGAGACGCTTCTTCGCCGCCTCGACCTCGCCCTCCGGCAGGTAGGGGTTGTCG